CAGTGTGGTCAGCGCATCGAATCCAGTAAACAGAACAATCGTTGCCACCCGTGGACTTGATGCCCGCCGAGCCGCTGGTTACGCCGTTGTCACTGAGAATAATTGCGCTGGTCATTATGCGGCTCCTTTGAGTGCAGCTACGTCAGCCTGCAATTGAGTTATGAGGGCTTGTTGTTCTTGCAAAGCCTTGATGAGCATTGGAACAAACACGCTGTACTTTACAGATTTGGTTGTAGTGCCAAGTTCGTTGCCCTCTGCGTCACGATCAGGAGATTCTTCAACCATGCTTGGAAACACTTGTTCAAGCTCTTGGGCAATAACGCCAATTTGCTTTTGTGTGTCGCCAATCAAGTTGTAGTTCACTACACGAACTTGGTTCAGCTTTTCCAGCTTAGGAGTTGCGTCTGTGATGTTTTCTTTTAATTTAACGTCAGAGATAGCGCCATAGCTGTTGTTAGTATTAACAACGTTTCCATTTGTGTATACGTAAATACGATCAACTCCACTACAGGTTCCTGTAATAAGATAAACTGATGTACTTGCAGTAGCGCCACTTGCAACCACTTCTAAAACACCCGCAGTTACTGTTGCGCCAGTGGTTTCAACCCGTAAAGCACTTGCCGTACTGGTAGATTTAATTTGAGACTGTCCCGTTCTTGTTGCACTTGTAGTCCCCACCAGCAAGTTACCAGAGGCATCAAGCGTCATTGCTTGGGTGAAAGTGATTGTTGCATTCGCTACAGGGGTATTGCTATTTGTTAGCCAATAATGTTGACCATTACTTTGCTGGTATGAGGTTGCATTATTTGCTGTTGTAAATTTAAAATTTCCGTTGTAGTAATAGTTGTTTCCCAATAACACGTTTTGGGCATTCAAGCCCCATAGCGAACTACCAGCAAAACCAACTTCAACAACTTTTCCTGTAGTCCATGTACTAGGAGTCACCCCCACTCCCACGTTCTGTGAGCCATCAATCGTGACTGCTGTAGTAGGTGTAGCCCCGGTTTGTAAAACCAGAGTGCCTGTGGTATCCGCAGTAACTTTATATGCGGTAGTGGTAGTGGTCGAACAGCTCACGATTGACATAATATATTTTCCTTTACACAACTAACCAAATTTGTCCAGAGGCAACCGTGACTGTTACGCCACTTGCCAGAGTTACAGGTCCAACAGAAAAACCATTAGACCCACTTGCTATCGTATAACTTACAGTTGCTGTTGTTTTGTTTACTTGAATAGCTCCACCAGCCTGTGCGCCACCAATACCGCCCCAATTAGAACCATCATAGCCCTCAAATTGAGTTAAATCAGTGTTGTAACGGAACATGCCCTGTGCAGGCGTTGGACGGCTTGCAGTAGTACCCGCAGGCACTTGAATAGTCCCAGTTCCAGTAAACAAACCAGCAGCCGCAGCTTTAGTCGCCAATACTTGAACAGCACTTGAACCATCCTTGTAAAACAGCTTGCCATCAGCAATGTTGATTGCCAACTCACCATTAGCCAAATTACCAGCAGTAGGCGTGTTTGATGCAGTACTGGAATAGTACAGCTGTATTGTTGCGTAACCTGATTGAGCCATACTGTTTCCTTAGAAAGTGCCACCTTGGATGCCACTACCCAATGTATAAGCCATTTGTCCTGGGGTTGACCAAGTTAATGCTGCTGTACTTGCAGAATCTACAAAAGCAATAGACACCCATACCGTTGTGCCGGGGGCTGCTGGAGGCGTCAATGACCAACCAGTTGGAGGTACACCTGTGTTTGTTGCAAAACTCCAAGAACCACCAGTAGGAGTTGCAGGCGCTACAGAACTTACATAGAAAGCATAAAGCTGGAATGCCGTGCTTGCCGTAAAAGTTGTAGACGTAGTGGCATACAGTCCTGAAGACTGAGCTACGTTGCTGTATATGCCTGCTGTAGTCATTATGCGTCCTCTGCACCTTCAAACTCAGGTTTCTGCTTGATGATTGAGTACAGCACAGCGCGGTCAGCACCAGCTACATAATCGTCACCAGCAATTTGAACTTTGCCTGCGCTTAAAGGTTGTTTGCCAGCATCACGAGCTTCTTTGGATGCGTACCCATAGAACGTGATTTCTGTTCCCTTACCTTTGAAGTCTTCTTGTACTGCGCCAATGTTCCAATAACTGGCATCAATGCCGTAATCAGTTGGAATTGCTTTGAGTAATGCCATTTCTTTTCCTTAAATTACAACGTAGTTTTGACCAGAGTTTACAGTTACTGAAACTCCAGATGCAATCGTTAATGGGCCGACAGATATTGCGTTATACCCAGTAGCAATCGTAGCGTTGGTGTTTACTGTTGTTGCATTCATAATGATGCCGTTTTCAGCACTTAACGCAGACCCTTGAGCGCGGGTAACCCCAGTTGCTTTTGGTGTCAGGGTCAGGTCAATGTTTGTGTCTGTACCTGCAACTGCTAATGTTGGCGAGGCTCCTGCAATATTACCTGTTGCTTGTAAATAGTTAACCGTGTTGCTTACAGAGCCGACTCTAAAGTTATCTACGTTGTTGCCAGTAATAAATCTAATCACCCCGCCTGATTTTGCTTGTAAGTTTAATGTGACAGCGGCATCACTACCTTGCGAAGAAATTGTCACGCTACCGCCAGTAGCCGCACCCGTTACTTGTACGTAGTTCACAGCAGATGTGGTATCTGACACACGCATTTGAGTTACTTCACTTGTACCTTGCGTGTTAAAGTTTATGCGCCCGTTTCCGTTTGCATAGACGTTTAAATGTGCAACTCCTCCAGTTCCACCTTGTGCGCCAATTTGGGTGTATCCCAAATTATTTTGCATCATGATAAAACCACTGTTAGTTGAAGACCCTGTGCTGATATCTCGTAATCGCAAAACAGGGCTGACGTTACTAATAGTTGCAGGAGTATGAAAATCTAATGATTGATTTCCAGTGCTACCCAAAGAACGAATAACAGCTCCAGAACCCACCGTAGCATAAGCAGCAGCACCACTACCACCACTTACAGGTGTAAACGTAATTGTTGGTTGTTCAACATAGCCAGAACCTGCGTTGGTAATCGTAAATGACGAATTAACAACACCAGCAGTCACAGTACAAGTTGCCGTAGCCTGTACACCACCAGCAGTGGTAGGAGCAGAAATAACAATAGTAGGAGCAACTGTGTAACCAGTACCACCGTTAGTCAACGTAATACCAGTAACAGTACCACCGTTAGAGATGTTAACGCCGCTAGAGCCAGCAGCTAGGTCAATAGCTCCTGTGCCTTTGCTTTGAAAGGCCATTGAGATATTTGTATCGCTACCAGCAACTGAGTGAACCGGAGTTTTAGTTGTTGCAGCGCCTACCAAAGATTGATAGTTAGCAGAGCCGCCACCGCCGATAAGCGTAGTAAACGTACCCGCAGCAGCAGCAGTTGCACCAATAGCAGGTGGGCTAGACAGGTCAAGCGTACCGCCAAAGGTTAAGTTACCTGAAGTTGTAACAGTACCTGTTAACGTCAAACCATTAACTGTTCCAGTACCGCCAACAGATGTAACCGTACCTAATGGGTTTGTTGCCCAAGAAGTATTTGTTCCATCAGTAGTTAAATATTTTCCTGTGTTACCTGTTTGAGTTGGAGCAAGTGCATTAAATGCAGCGTTGGCAGTAGTTTGTCCTGTACCGCCGTTTGAAATAGCAACTTGACCAACAATAGCATTAGAAGTTACATAAGCATTAGACTGACTAACGTAAATACTTCCATTAGGTGTGTTTGCATAAGCAACAATACCAATTTTTACAGGATAACCAGTTGGAGGAAATGTGTTCATCAACTGACCAGCAGAATACGGACTTACATAAACCGTATCTCCAACAGCCATTGATCCCAAACTAAGTCCATTAACCAAACCAGAAATAGTTACATATCCAGCAGTAGCATTTGGAATGCTTTGGTTAGTCAATCCAATAGCAGCGCTAGTAGTTTGATTGTCAGCCTTTGCTAAAACTATTAATGGATAAACAAATCCACTTGGAGTAGAGCTAATATAAACAGGAGAACCTCTTGCAATGGTTGATCCTGTGTTGTTATATACCTTTAATTGAGTTTCTTGACCAATATGAAGTGTGTTATTGGTTATATCATTGTAGTAAGCCAAAGATTTCTGAGTGCTGTCATACCACAATCTACCTTCTGTGTAAGTGGGCGCACTTGTGGAAGTCCAATCCAAATAAGTGCCAACAGTATCTCCAGAATGAGTTACGCCTGATTCAGTTCCACCAGTAATAGCTACAGCACTGGCATTTTGCGTAGACATAGTGCCAAGGCCACTGATGTCCGTGTTAGCCAATACAACAGCACCTGTACGACCTGCAACAGATGTAACAGTGTTTGTTTGATCAATCTTTTGCCAAGCAGTACCGTTGTAAATAGCCCAGTCACCAACTTGCCAATCAGTAATGCCATCAAGGTTGGTACTACCAGCAGTCGTAACTACATAATAAAAACCGTTTGTCCCAACACCAGAAGCCAACGTAGGTGTGTTGGTAGAAGCGTTCCAGCCGCCTTTGTATTGCAAGCCACCAGCAAGTGTTACCCAGCTTGTGTCGTAATCAGTACCGCTGTTTTTGGCAAGGATCTGACCCGTTGTTCCACCAGTAGGTACGCCTGCGCCCGTAGCGCCAGTAGCGCCCGTAGGACCAGTTGCGCCAGTATCTCCACGAGGAATCGTAAAGTTAAATACAGCAGCACTTGAAGTGCCAGAGTTTGTAACGCTTGCAGAACTTCCAGCAGCACCCGTAGTGGTTGTACCAACAGCAATGGTTGCCGCAGTTCCTGGAGAGCCTGTTGCACCTGTTGCACCTGTTGCACCTACATCGCCACGAGGAATTGTGAAATTGAATACAGCAGCGTAAGCGTTACCAGAATTATTAACTGAAGCAGATGAACCAGCAGCACCAGTAGTAGTGGTTCCAACAGCAATAGTCGCAGCTGCACCGGGCGTTCCGGGACGAAAAATCTGCCCTGGAGCAGACCAAACAAGAGCTGTACTGCTAGACGAGTTAATAATCGATGTAGACATGTACACCGGGTTAACTGGGTTAGGTGGAGCAACTACAGACCAACCAGAAGGAGGCGTACCAGTATTGGTAGTGAAATTCCACGAACCGCCCGTAGGCGTTGAAGGCAAAGTAGCCGATTCAATGAATATCAACCACTCAAAGTAGATACCCGGTTGAGTTGTACTGCCGCCATAAAGTCCATTGGTTGCCATTTATGAACCTTTACTTGAACGAATAACGATAGTCGCGTGGTTGGAATTCAGAGGTAAGGTGACGATCACCACCAGACCACTTATCTTTGAAGTTTTGATCTTCAATCAGACCGTAGGATTCATCCATACGAACAGCCCACTTCTGAGCTTCAGCCACGTTCTTATTCTTGTCGTAATAGCTTTCCAAAGTGCCATAGAAATAGCCTTCAGGGAATGTAGCCAATACTGCGTTGTTTTGCACAAATGGTCGAGCCGTGTCGCCAGTAGCACCAAACAAGAACGGAAATGTCTTGATGTAATACGCCTTCATCGTGACGTTAGCGCCAGGATTGGGAGTAAACACATATTTACTGCCAACCTCAGAGAAAGAAGCTCTAATGACCCTTGGAACGCCAAACGGACGTACATACAGTTGGTCAATCATGCGGCGGCGAATAATCTCTCTGTCGCCTACCCGGTCATACATGATCCAAGGACCCATGCCAGCGCCAGGGGAACCTTCTTCCAAGCTTGAATTGGGAGTTTCCTGCCAAAACAAAATAGGCCAGTTCATGTCCGCAGGAATAGTAGCCAAACCTGCCGAGTCAGTAGTAATTGTGGTTGGAGCAACGGAATCAAACGGATCTGAGCGCAACGCAGGCAGTTCAAGAGTACGCATCTTCAGCTCACAGAACTGAATAGCAGACACAATCTCTACTGATGACTGTGTGGGTAATTTGAGGATGGTTGTCCCAGTTGCGACACCAGTCCAAATACCGTCTGGATCATCTACCGTAACAGTAGTGCTGCTGATGTCAATAACTGCTGCAAATGAACCAATAACGCTAGTACCAATGAAATCTCCGACCATCAACAACGATGTTGGGTTTGAAGAAGTGGTGATAACACCAGCGTTATATGAGCTAACAGTTAGAGCAACAGACTGAGGAATTGCGCCTACCCATGCAGCAACACGGCTAACCAAGACGTTAGCGGATTGAATGAATAGGGCCATAGAACTTCCTCACTTGGTCGGTATTGCTGGATTATATGGTAAGGGGATCTTTCCAGAAGGATGACAAACAAAGTCGGAATAGTATTCGTTCACGATGGCGTAAAACAAAATCTTGTCTTTCTTTTCCCGCTTTATCAGTTCCCACGGACGATTGTTAAAGTACTTTGAGCTGATCCCGTGAGCAATCGACTTTGGGAGACACATAGCCTCAAAAGTGCCAGCAAAGAAAGGATTGTCGGTAGTTCCAATAGTTTGGTAGAACTCTCGGCGTTCTTTGCAATATTGCTTGATGCCATCAGTATTGTGTTGAGTATATTGAACGTAGTTGTTACCGTCTTGGGAACCAACCTTGTAATCAATATTCTTTGTCTTAAATGTTTGCGACCAAGTGCCAGACTTGACCTCGTTGTACATTTTGTCGTTTTTGATTAGCAGGCCTTCAATGCCACCTTCAAGGATACCTTTGGAATAGTAATCCTCGTTGATCTTTGCTTCTTCATTATTCAAATTCAATTCCATACAGCTCTCCTTACCAAAAGGGCCTCCGAAGAAGCCCTTTCAGTAAATTGGCGATTAAGCCAAGTAACGCTTGACCTGGGCAGTTGCACGGGCGGTGGTAACCACAGCACCAGTGGTCATGCCTGCAAGGACTGCTACGCCTGCTGGGTTGCGGACAATCAGAGTTCCCTCAAGAATGTATTGGTCCAAGCTGGCGTCAGCATTGGAGAACACTTCATTGTTAGGACCCAATTCGCGCAAGCTACCCCACTGAACCACATCAGGGTTCAAGAACAGGATAGAGGTGTTGTCAGAACCGGTTTGGTCCATCACCCAGCTGTCATCGATCTGATAGGTGTAGTTGAAGTCACCTTCGTAAGTACCAATCGTGTCGCCCTTGTCAGCAGGGTTAAAACGGTTGATCGAACGGCTCTGAGGAATGTTGTCAGAGATAGTGGTACGCAACGAGGTAGGCACAACCATGTTCGTGATCTTGGCGTTGAAACGCTGTTCAGCAACAGTCACGAGTTGTTTGTACAACACGGGGCTGAAAGCTTGCAGAGTTTGACCAGTTGCGAACGAGAAGTAACCCAAACCAGCGTTAGCCAACGAACCGTTGAAAGGCGTGTTGGTAGAAGCAGTGGTTCCGATAGCATCGTTGCTGTCAGAGGTAGCGATGTTCAAGACGCCAGTACCGCTGGTAGGGTTACCAGAGCGAGTGCCTGCAAAAGCGAACAAAGAACCAAAACGGCGACCATTGTCAGGCGAAGAACCTTGAGTAGCGGCTTGACCAGAGTACTTGATAGAAGCACCGTCAGCACGCAACATTTGCAGCTCAACGTCAAACATAATCTCAGTCAATTGCTTGACTTCTTGATAGGCTTGAGGATCACCACCAGCTTGTTCCACAGCGCGGGCAGTGCCAGTAGCACCAATCACGGTCGTGAAAATCTGGGTGTAGTTGCCCAAGTTAGAACGAGTGTTAGAAGCAGCAGCGGTCGAATCGACAGATGCACCTTCCAATTTAGCGTTCAGAGCTGGGACACGGAAATAGTCGTTAGGCCAAATGTGCAGAGTCGAATTGACTTTGCGCTTTTTGGACATAGCCATGTTAGTAACCGGGGTGCGGTCTTTAACATAGTTAGACACGGTCATGTCGAGGTCTTTGACCACGATGTCGGTTGTATAGGAACCGTTACCGTTGCCGAGTGCGGCAGAGGTGATAGTAGACATTAAATTCTCCTGTGAAGATTAACGAGGTCGGCGCTTATTAGACGCCAGCAATGTTGCCAAAAGTTCTTGCGTTGCCTTCTTATCCCCAGATTGCGCTTTCTTTTGAAGTTCTTCAGTCTTGTTATCAGGAGCCGTCTTTGCTTTTGCGCTAGGTTTATTAGCCGCAGCCAACGAACCACCAGCATTACGCATTTTCGGACCATCCCTAAACTTCATACCGTCACGGATTAACCCCAACAGATATTCATCACTGGAAACCAAATCAAGATTCGGTACACCTGGGACAAATGACCCATTAGCGCCTTTCCACTCCTTAGACAGCTTATCCCGTAGTTCGGAGTAAGTCGCCTTATTCTTCAGTTCGGCATCAGAGAAACTCTGACGGGCTTTCTCAAGTTGCTCCTGCACGAATGCAGAACGCTGTTGATAGAACTGTTGAACTTTCGGACGGTTCGCTTGAATGAACTGGCTCTTTTCTTGGATCAACTGTGAGTTTTGACGGATAGCCGCCTCTGCTTCACTACGTTGAACCTCGTCAGTAGCCGAATCCCTGATTTGCGTCCATTGCTGGTTATATTGCTGAAGAGTAACCAATTCATTTGCGGCTGTTTCCAACTGCGGCTGAATAGTCAGCTCTAAACCAATTTGCAAACCATCGAGTTCTTTCCTGCGATTGGCTTCATATTCTTCAAAATCAGCACGTTCGGTTTTAAGCTTGCGCGCATTTTCATGAATAGCACTACCTTGACCGAGGATAGCAGCCGCCTTAGATACTGGGATCTCAATAAAGCCACCATCGGCGTCCTTATTAGGAATTCTCCACAGCATGTCAGGATTCTGTTCTGCAAACTCCAGAAAGTTAACTGCGTCATTTACACCATCGGTGGAATCTTCAGTATTTTCTTCGTCTACAGCATCATCAATCTCAGATGCACTATTTTCAGGTTCGGCTTCCTCATCAGGAGCCGCCTCCGGGGCAACAGCTTTTGCTGGAGCTTGTCCGGCTGGTGGAGTCGTGCTTTCGGGTTGCGGGACGTTACGCTTGTTAGCGGCGATCATCGCAGCGATAGCATCGGCGGGATTTACTGCACCAGTTTGCTCAGTGGCGGTCGATTGCTCGATTACGTCTGACATATATTACCTTATTTCGTTAAGTTAAGCTTTTTTGTTAGCTACCTTAGCGAGATATTCACTCTTCTCAATGAAGTCAATGAAATCACGCACCCCAGCAACATAATATGCGTTGCCTATTCTTTCCTCGTCAGATTTGGCTTCTTCAAGCCTCTCCAACATGTTGAACCTATACAGGTTAAACATCAATGCAAAATCCACGTTCAGCAATAACCGGGTCGCGGCCTCACCGTTTTGGATTACTAGAGTTCGTTTTTCAGCATTGGCCTCCTTATATGAATCGGTTGCTTTGGTCCGGCGATTAAAGTAATCCCGGATATTCTTTACTAGACTTTTCATTTCCTATTCCTTAATCAATTTCTACAGCTGAGAGCTTACCTTTCTTCATGGCTTGCATCTCAAAGTAGTTGTCCATGTCCACATCTTCGGCTTTCTTCATGTTCAAAGCAGCCACAGATTGTGATTCTTGCACCTTGGCGTTGTTCAAATCAACCTTAGATTTGGTTTCCTGTTCAGCAACGCCAGGTCCTTGTGCAGCTTTGGCCTGAGCTACTTTTGCAGCTTCTTCCATAGTCGGCAGGTAAGAATCACAGTTCTTGACGCCCAAAGCATACAAAGTGTCCTCAAACGGACGGCGAGCTTTGACAAACATCTCAGGAACACTTGGGTCAAGTTGCATCATGACCTGTGCAAACCCTTGTTGGGCCTGCATGATCAGTTGCTGGCGCGTCAGACGGTTTTCGTCAGACAGGAAACCCAGTGCCAGATCAATGTTGATCATGTTGCGGTCAAGGAAGTCAAAACGCTCCATAGACTTGGCGTCCAAGAACGGTTGACCAGGCAACATAGCATCTGCCAATTGCTGAATGTTGTAGTCATCAGAATACTGAATCATGGTCTTCCACACGATATAGATCATGTCGCGCAGGCCACCAGCACAGTTCTTAACCATCTCATCTTGAATCAATTGGTTAGGACCCATAGCCAACTGAAGCTTGTAGCCACTGTTGCCGTCCTTCATTACCTCTGGATTCATTGTGTCGCCTGGGTTTGTCATGCCCAACATACGACTTGTGTC